GGAAATTCAAGGTTTACTCTCCAGAGAGTTTGAGGGAAGCGGGCTTGACACCGCCATTAGTTGGCATGACAAGACCCGAACCGAAGCCCGTGCTGTACTCGTTTGCCGTATTGTCCTCGGGATCGACGCAGTACAGAACCTTGTCTGCCGCAACCGTGACGCTCTCGTCCTTGGCAAACGGAATCCAAGGGACAAGACCGACTTCTCCCTTGTTGATCATCACGATCATCGCTGGCTTCTTCAGCGTGAGTGTGCTTCCGTTGTCCGTGACATTCGCGAGAAGATTCTCGCCCGTAACCAATCTAACCAACTTTGTAGCCATGATATTCTCCTTTGTTAGGCTTCTCACTTCATTGTACTATAGGTATGTTCACTGTCAATACTCTTCGTCGGCATTTCCATCGTAGTTGAATTTTGTTGCGTTCGATGCACTCCACCGATCCTGATCCTCACAGAACCATTTCTTTGTCGAGAACTTGAAGTATGGAGTCTTCAGGTTAGCCGTTGGAGTTTGTGATTGGTTTCTCCAAATGATTCTATTGTTGGGTTGTGCTGCGAACTGCCCATTGTCCAACTTTATGATGTTGAATGACTTGTGTTCATTGGGAGTCTCAGACCAAGTTGCGTCTATCTCGTTTGATTCCGATGCACATGGATCTATAGTGAAGAGATAATATCCCAATGCACGGGACTTGTCTTTCATCACCACCTCGCACCTTGCGTTTCTGAGTTGGAACTTTTTGATCACCGATATGTTGTATGACAAGCCGTCCCAAAGTTGCAGCCAATCCAATGGATAGAGTTTGTCGGGATCAACATCCTTTCTCCAAACATAGGCATGAATCGGAAGTTTGTCATAAACTGCCCCATATTCCGTAAGAACTGATTCGAAATAGAGTGCTTGATTGGGAATCGACTTGACCGTCAGCCAATGAGCGGATTCATACTCGCCTTTGCCAAGCAGTCTTCCGTTTTGGTCCGTAAGAAAATCGTATAGAAATTCCTTACGAACAAATACTTCAATAGGGGGTATGTTTGCTATCAGATAAGCCATTAGCCGAACAATCCTTCCAATGTGTGAACAGGCTCTTCCTTCCACCCAAGAACGCCAAGAATGTTTCGCATAGGCTCAAGGAAGGTCTTCTCAAACTGCAAATCGTAATCCACGAAACCATCAAGGTTGAACTCGTCTGGAATCTTTGATGTGAATGCGATTACCTTCTCATGCAATGGATTGGGTGTTTTGAGGTACAGGAACTTTATCTTGTCACCCTCGCGTATCTCCTGATACTTTCCACCCAACTTGTTCTTCTTAAGGTTGTAGTTGAACAGCAGGGAACCCTTTGTTGCGATTGGAGTTCCCTTCTTGTAGATCATGGTTGGATCGCCATACTCCTTCAACCCATTGCAACTTCTAGGGAATGCGATCTTCTCTGGCGGAAGGCTCTTGAATACATTCCTAAAGGTCGTGACGAACTGCTGCACATGACCCTCGTCCTTGTTCATGACGATTGAGATGGCTTCCTTGAGGGCATTGCGGACAACCTCTGGTGTGGAGGAACGCGCAGTCTCAATGCCCATGATCTTGAGTTCTGGAACCTTTAGGTAAACATTCTCCTCGCCCATGCGAACATTTAGCATGTATCGCTTCTTTGCAGTCCAAATGCCCGATGAAGCAATGGACTCCCGCTTCATACGCATCTTGTTCTCATACGCATTCATGTACTCTGCAAGGCGATCATAGGACTTGTTGATGACCTTCTGAATTGCCTCATTAGATGCCTTGTCGATGAACTGCGTGATCTTCTGCTCGTCCTTCTCGTTCGGCATCACCTTCAACACAAGAGGACCAAGGTTCAGATAGACGGAGTCTGTGTCGATTGCAATCACATAATCGACATCCTCCGTGCCGTTTGCCTTGTTGAGATACTGATTCAGATCCTTCTCGACCCACTGCACCGACATCTGACCCGATAGAGTGATTGCTTCGGCAATTGCCTCATCATAGTAGCGAAACCATTCGTTTCCGATGGCACCGAAGGCAGAGTTGAGTTGGATCTTTCGGACTAGTTGGAAATTGTGATATTTCGATATGGATAGTTGCAGAGTCTCTTTAAGTTCCACAGGCGCATCTGCTGGCAACTGCTTGAGAGATGCCTTTGCCTCAAGCATGAGCCTCTTGTAGTTCTTTCGCTCCTCGTACATTCGTTCCATGAGGTCGGGAAGAAATCCGCGAACATCCCTTCGATAAGTCGTACCATTGGCAGCAAGACAGACTCCTCTACGGATTGCCTTCTCTCGCTCGGATATGGCAAGAGGCGAACCCTTGATGAGCGTCTCGGGCGTGACCATCCGCCTGACCCCATCCACCGTCTTGGTTTCGGGAGATAGGTTATACTGCATGATGAGATGGGGATATAGTGAGTCGAGGTCAAAGGAGACGACCCATTTATGATGTCCCGCTTTCGGATCCTTGACATACGCACCTTCAAATGACGCATCTTTCTTTCCTTTCTTCTTCGGGGGAATGACTATGTTCTTGCCATGCAAATGGTGATAGATGATCTGCTCCCATGTCCTCACCTGAGAGAAGACATCATTGAGATTCACCTTTGCAGAGTAAGCCAATGAAACTGCAAGTTCAAGAAGCCTGAGTTTTGCCTCAAGTTTCTGAACAAGAATGGTATCCTGAATGTTGTACTGAACGAACTTGGTGAAATCGTTCTTGTAGAAGTCTGAGAAGTTGTCGTACTCCACATACGCGACCTTTGTCTCTCCAAGTTCAACAGAAGTGATGTGACCCAACTTGTAGGATTCTCGCGTCACATATGTGAACTTCCTGTAGAGGTCGAGGTAGTCGAGCGTGTTGATGCCCACGATCTCATAGGCAATGCTCTCCTTGCCCATCATCTCCACCTTGCGTTCCTTGAGTTTGCCCCAAGGAGAGAACTTCTTGGCAAACTTCTCGCCAAACAGACGGGTCATTCTGTTCACAAGATACGGAATATCGAAGAACTGAACATTCCATCCCGTGATGATGTCGATGCCAAGGCTCTGCCATGTGAGCATGAAGTCGCCAAGCATCTGCTCTTCGCTGTCATACACATTCACATGGAAATCTGTCGGCATCTTCTTAAGATCGACATTCCCCAATGCGTAGGTGTACTTCTTCTCGCCAACGATCAGCGTGATGACATTGATGCGCTCGTTTGCGGTATCAATGTTCGGAAATCCCTCTTCTGATTCTGTTTCGATGTCGATGTAGGCAATCCGCATCAACTTCATGTCATAGTTGATCTCGGACTTGTATTCGTCACCGATGAACTGATAGAGGTAGTCTGTGTTCCCGTAGATGGGATATGCATGAACATCCCTGTACTTCTCCACGAACTCCCGTGCTGAGTCGATGTCATCGAATACTATAGGCTCAACGCTCTTGCCATCAAGCGTGTGCCATGCAGACCCCTTCTTTCCCAAGACAAACAGGGTTGGTTGAAAAGACTGCTCCTCGGCAAAAGCAACTCCATTCTCATAGCCGCGATGCAGAATGCGATTGCCGCGAATGGCAACATTCGTGTAGAACTTCTTCATAGAGGTAAGTATATCTCATTGCATCACAGATGCAAGAGTTGTTGGGATCTCTTCTTTGATTCTGTTCTCTGCCAACTGAATGTATTCGGGATTCAGTTCAGTTCCCACAAAGTTCCTATTGTTCTCAAGGGCAACGACCGCTGTGGTTCCCGATCCTGTGAACGGGTCAAGTACCGTGCCGCCTTCGGGACATCCTGCAAGAATGCAGGGAAGAATAAGATTCTTTGGATAGACGGCGAAGTGCGCTCCCTTGTATCCCTTGGTATTGACCGTCCAAACAGACCGCTTGTTCTTCATGGGATTCTCCTCGTCTGGCTTACCCTTCAAACCATGATGCTTCAACTTCGGATCTGTGGTTCCATCACGCATCTCATCGCGATTGCGAGTTCCCCAGTTCTGTGCTGGTTCCTTGATTGCCTCATGGTCATAGTAGTAATGAGACTTCTTGGAAAGAAGAAAGATGTACTCATGACTCTTTGTGCAACGATCAGTAACACTTTCAGGCATAGGATTTGGCTTTGACCAAATGATATCCTGTCGCAACCACCAACCATCTGCTTGTAGAGCAAATGCAACTCTCCAAGGAATACCAATGAGATCCTTGTGCTTCAGACCCTTCTGCTCCCTGCGATTTCCAGGAATGAATGTAGGCATGTCTCGCTGCCCACCAATCGATTGTGGTGGAGGAGCGACATTCTTCTGTGCCATGTATGAATCACCAAGATTCAACCATAGAGTGCCATCAGGACGCAAACAGCGGCGAACTTCACGGAATACATCAACGAGTGCTTGAACATACTCGTTGACTTCCTGCTCCGATCCAATCTCTCCCTCACCACCTCCGTAGTCACGAAGTCCGAAGTACGGGGGTGAGGTAACGCAAGTATGAACAGAATCTGCATCAATTTGCTTGAGTGCTTCACGACAATCACCTTGTATGATCTTGTAGTTCATATTCAGTAGCCTTTGCCACGAACGAAATAGTTTTCCTCAAAGGATGCGAAACCAAAGCATTCCCGTGCATAGTCGAGAATGATCTTCTTATCAAAGTTATTGCAAGAATAGACATCCAGCGTGATGAAGTGGGTGGGTTCGATTGAGTGGATTTGAATACCACTTTCAATCAGAGGAACCCACCCACTTACACCAGCCTTTGCTGGATAGAGTTCCCTGCCAAGGTGAGTTGGTCCATGGATGACGATTGGTTGGCTCATTCGGGTCATCCCGATCTTGTCAACCACTCGCTCCAGAAATCTGTATGTAAGTTCCATGTCATCTGCAACACCATCCTTGCAGTTGTACATGTCGAGATAATATGAATATCCAAATGCCATTTACTCGCGCTCCACCATGTAGATGTGTTCCTGATGAATGAGGTCGAACTCCTTGAAATGGTTTCCCTTGATCTTGGTGATGTCCCAAAGAGCCTTGTCACCGACCTTTATGTCTTCGGTGACACCATCTCCAACAGCAACAACCCTTGACCAAACCAACCGCGAGTTCACCTTCTCCGTGTAGATGATGCCAGCCTCAGTGGTCTTCTGACCACCGAACTCTGCCTTCAGGGCAACAAACTTTCCAACGGGACGAAATCCATTCATGAGAGTTCCCTTGTGGTGCAGTTGAACAGAGAGTCGCCATACTGCGCCTTGAGTCTCTTCTCCTGACGATATGCAGAGAGAAGAACGATGTAGTTGATGACATCGACCATCGTATCCTCAAAGGATTCATCCTTTACATGGTTCTTTCCCGATGCAAGAATGGAGGACAAGCGGCTCATCTTGTCCGTGAGGCGAACCATGAAACCCTGTTCCGTGGAACAGATGCCCATTGCCTCGACTCGGGTGAAGTTTGCAAATGGCTCCTTGCCATCATTGCCAGCATAATCTCGGTTCTTCTTGTCCATGAGTTCCCGTGCTTGCTTGCAGAGGACTTCATGGTGCTTGAGCAGTTCTTCGCGTGTCATTTCACCTCCGTACATTATTTGACTCCAGTGCTTCCAAATCCGCCGTCTCGCGTTGTCTTCTTATTGGGTCTTTCGCCACATTCTACGAGAATGTAGTCAAGGTTGCGAACCATCTCTGCCTGAGCAATACGCATTCCATGCTCAATTGTGATCCTTGACAAGGAGTCGTTCTTGAGCATGACGAAGCATTCCTCGACATAGTCTGCGTCGATTATACCCTCGGCATTCTGCGTCACAAGCCCATTCTTAAAAGAAAGACCAGATCGTGGGTGAACACGGACAGAATGATTTTCGGGGATGTCGAATATCAAGCCAGTCGGAATCAATACGCGAAACTCGGCAGGAATCTCCACCTTGTCCGTGCAATAAAGTTCAATAGGCTCGTTCGTGCGAGTATAAGCCTTTACCTTCTCCACACCCATGAGACAGGCGGTCAGGTCGAAACATGCAGATTGCTCAGTCGCAAAAGATGGAACGATAGCATTCGGGTTCACCTTGAACACTTTAAGCATGATATAAATCTCCCTTGTTTATCGTCTGGCTTTGAACTTTTTCTTGTTCTTGTTCCTATCAAGAAGCATCTCAAGCCGCTTTCGCTTTGTTGCTTCCTCTTCCTGCTGCTTCAGGGTGTTTTCCATGGGGCTGATCACCGATGTCTGCGGCTGTTGGTTCTGCATCGAACGCATGGCGTTTAGCAGTCCTGCCATCTCAGTCATCTTCGCCTTGTAAGCCTCAAGGTTTGCCTGAATCCTCGGTCTCTCGGTTTCGGGAAGATTTGGATTCTTCAGCAACGATTCACATGCCGCGACACCTTCATCATACTTGTGAAGGTAGATGGAGGTCGTGGCGATCTCGTCATCACACTGCCAACGATATACATCCTCGTCTATGAACAGGATGTCATGTATCGGATAAGGCATGGTCTTTGCCATTGACGCATATAGGTTCGAAAGCCTTGGCTGATTCACCATCCTGTACATCTTCGCGATCTGATACAAGGGTTCTGCACGAATTGGGCGATAGTTCCATGCCATGAGGAACTTCTCCTTGATCTCACCGAAGGTCTTGTTGGTGATCGCGGCAATCATTGCGATTCGGTAGAGGGAGTAGAAGACCTCCTCTTCCCAACCACCCATCTCCACGCGCCTACGATATGCCTGATCGGACTTGTCCCACTGCTGCGAATCAAAGTAGGATTGTGCGAGATAGAACTGATGGCGGGTGTTGTTTGGGTCTTCCAACATCGCCTTCTCAAGAACCTCGGCATCTCGGCTGTACTTTTCAATAGGAGAGATTCCGACATTCCTTGCTCCACCCATTGTACGAGCGCAAATGTTGTAGTTTCCCTCCAACTTGACGATTTTTGGAGTTGGCTTCTGACAAGCCGCATACTCATGGAGAACACCCTTGTATTCCCACTTTGATTCCAACTTGAATATCTGATTTCTCCACCAGAAGAATGTTCCACGCTTGATGCGGAGAGCATAACTATCGACTTCCGTTGTGGAAGGAAGAACCATTTCTCCCTCAAGGTAATCGTCTGCGTCGATCACCCATGCATAGTCTGCCTTGCCTTCAGCAGCCTTGAACGCAAGGGATCTATTGTGACCAAAGTCCTTCCATTCGTGGTCGTGGATCTCACCAGGAATACCCTTCTCCTTAAAGAAGTTGGTGATGATCTCCTTGGTGTTGTCTGTGGAGCCAGTGTCGCAGATGACCCAATAGTCAATGTACTTGTATACTGAGTTGAGACACTCAAGTATGATATGCGACTCATTCTTCACAATCATGCACAGCGTAAGCGTGGGCTTCATAACAAAGACTCCTAGATGTTTAGTTCTTCTTCTTACCTATATGGTATTTAGGTACGAGTTCCCAGTTCTGTTTCTCTTTATGTGGGATTATCTTCATCTGTGCAAGAGAAACTATCGGATCCCCCGCCTTCTTCTTGTCAACTATCTCGACAAGACCCCACTCCTCAAGGAGATTTGCAATCGTGTTCCTTCGACCGATGTCTGTATCATCGATGTCTGTAGGTAGCCCATCAAGGGCAAATAGTTCCTTGAAATGCACTATGTAGAACTTGCCACGCTTGTGCAGTATATGGCAACTCTGATACAACTTGTTTTCTTTCTTGGAGGAAACTCCTATTCTTGTAAGGGTTTCCCGAACCTTGAGAAAGTCGTCGTCTGCCTTTAATGTCACCTCAAGCAAATCCTCTGCCTTGAGGTTTAGTGTCCTTTTTTCCATATCGACCCCGCCAATCAATCATACATTTGCGAATATCGATAATATTTAGCATTTTAGACTCCTCCACGCATTTCTGCCTCTCGCTTGACGATCTTGGCAATGGTCTTCTTGTCCAAGGTTGCCTTTATCTCCTCTGCCTTCCGAACGGAACACCCGAAGATGTCCACGATCTTCTGCGTGACCTCGGCATCCTCCTTCTTTGCCCACTTACCAATCCGCTTGCGTGGTCTGATGCTGTGAAGCAGAAACTCATACTGCATCTGCTTGTCGAGGTGTCCACGCATATTCATCTCGTTTGCGTGCATTATAGTATCGGGAAACTGAGAAAGACCCCTGTTCATGAGATAGGGGGCATATTCAGATGCCCCCCTCCCCTCATCACGGATAAGATTCTTCTTGGTGAGATTGATGCTGTTTAGAAAGTCAAATGGTGAATCGTTCATTTCTTGAACTCGCACGAAACCATCAGTTCGCTAAGGCAAGCCATGGTATTGATCTCTTGGTCAGCCACGAATGCAGACTTGTACTGATAATCGGCAAGGGTGAGGATAGCCTGAGGAATAGACTGAGGCTCAAGGATTTCATAGATGGAATCATAGATGCTGCGGAACAATCCGACATGGTCATTGTCAATGTTGCTGGCAACCCACTTTCGAATCGAACCAAACTCCTTCTTCTTCATGTGACCGACAAGATCGTTCACCTTGTCCGTGGCAGTAGTGCCAAGGATACCAACATCGATCTTCCCACCAAGGGCATACTTCTGAAGATCATTGATGAGTCTTCGGAAATCGGGAAACCGCCGCATGACCAGTTCGGCAATCACCTTCTGATCGTACTGAATCTCCTCTGAGTCGAGGATGGCACACACCCTCTTCATCATCTGCTTTGCCATCTTCGGCTTCTCAGTCGAAGGAATGCGGAAGTCGATGACCGTGCATCGGGAATGCAGAGGCTGAATGATTCGATTCTTGTAGTTGCAAGTTAGAATGAAACGGCAGTTCTTTGAGAACTCCTCCATGAAGCCACGAAGTGCTGGCTGCATGGACTGCGGATTGGAGTAGTCGAACTCGTCTAGGATGACAACCTTGGCACCACCATTGAAGGAAACGGAACTAGCAAAGTCCCGAATCCTGGTCCTCAAGGTGTCAATGTTTCCATCCTCAGAGCAGTTGATCAGAATCCAATCGCACCCAAGTTCATCACATATAGCCTTTGCAACGGTGGTCTTTCCAACACCTGGACCACCAGCAAGGAGCATGTTTTGAATCTGACCACGATCTATAGTTTCTTCGAATGTCTTTAGAATGTCTTGCGGAAGAACGCAATCTGCGATTCTGGTGGGACGATACTTCTCCGACCACAGATATTCGTCTGTAGCGAGCATTTATTCACTCCATTTACTTTGTTTCTGGACGAAGAGCAATCCAATAAGTAACACCGTTCTTTGCGCCAGTGAACTTAGCCACGGCACTGCCACCGATCTCCACCATATAATCATCGGTAAGCATCTTCAGAAGTTCGATGTCGATGTACACGGAACCGCTCGTATTGACTGCCTTTGCCTTGATCGGAACCTTGTATGTGTTCGATGCGCTGTTGAGTCCGATCTTCCTGTCAAACGCGACGATCTCAATACCACCAGCAGCACCCGGCTTGACACAGAGCGTGTCGAGTTGCAGCACGGAAGCAGCCTTCTGAATCTCTGCGATCTGATTCGATGACAGATCAAACTCGGCACTGAGTTCTGGCATCTTGATCGTGCGAGTTGCCTTCTCAATCAACTTCTCATCTGCATAGAAGTATTGGATCTCCCCACCCTTCTGCGAGTTGACAACCACACACTTGTCATCAAAGTTGTAGTCTGCTTCCGAAAACAGACTTGTGGTGGCAATGAACTTTCCAAGATCGAAAATCGCGAATGGCTTGGGGAAGTTCTCATCCACCTTGGCTTCTGCCATGATGTTCTTTGCCGTGGACACCGTGCGAATCACGCTGCCCTTGTCAACATAGATCGATGAACGAATGCCGGAAAAGTTCTTTAGGATGTCGAATGTCTTCTTGCTGATCTTCATAATTTAGTCCTCCTCCTCAAGGTCATCCATGAGGTCTTCGTCAATATCCTCGCCACCATTCACCATGTCCTTGAGATCCCTCAAGTGGTGTTTGCTTTCGTGCCTATGACCCCTTCGCTCATGCTTCCTTCCGCGAGAGGATGAATGTCCCCTGTCGAAGGGGTCGAAAGAGTCCTTGTCCTTCCAGTTCTTGCTCACTTCTCTGTCTCCTTCTCGACTAGTAGTTGAGATAGGTACTCTACACCAAATGTATCTTCAATCAACTTCTTTCTCATATCATTCTCCGAAATTGTCAGCGGAACATAGTTGCTGAATCCTGGCATTTTCTTGGGACAATGAACTCGTGGATAGTCCAACTTAGAATAATGATTCTCATCAAGGTTCGTGAGTTGGGTGTGCGAGAAGTCTCCGCAGTTGCAAGCCTCGCATATGAATGAGTTCGGATGTTTCTTGCTTTCCAACCTACTCTCACAGGGAGCAAGACCCAATGCCTCGGATCCATGACAAGATATGTCTCGGATGTCCCGAACTTCCTCGGACACCTTTGCACCCGTCAAACCGCGAGATGCAAGCGAATCGGCAAACTGCCATGCCTTGGCGAATCTATTTCTCAGAAAGTAGTCTTTCATTGGTTGATCCTGCTAAAGTTGTTTTTCTTGCTGAATGTCAGTATGTCCTGAAACTTATCCGTGAGTTGATCCGTCTTGTGTGAGATGACAAATATGTTGCATCTCTTGCCAAGGCTCTTGATAAGTTTCATGAACTCGTCCATTCCCGTGGAGTCTAGGCTTGAATCGAACACCTCGTCAAGTACCAACAGGTTGCAATTCGTGCTGTTCTTCAACCTCGCAACCTCTCTCCACGCAAGCAGCAATGCCAAGTCGATACGCATCTTCTCGCCTTCGCTGAAGGAAGCATATGTGAACTCGTCCCTGTGCCTTGACTTGATAGTTTCCCCGAAGTTCTCATCAAGGTTGAACTGCACGAAGAAATCCATGCAAGCAAGATAGTGGTTTATCAACTTGTTCATGATCGGAAGATAGTGCTTGATGATCCGCGTCTTGATTCCACTATCCTTCAGCACCGTCTGCGCGGACGACAGGAGTTTCTGCTCCTCTTGCTTTTCGACATAGTGCTTCTTTCCATCTTCCCACTTCTGCTCAAGTTCATCAAGAACATCCTGCTCGGTTGTCAGGCTTTGCTGAGACTTCTTGATCTTCTCCACATCCGTCTTGAGTCGTTCGATCATCTTCTCTGCAACGGCCAGTTTCTGCCTATGCTCGTTTAGCACAGAAAGAAACTTGTCGTATTCCACTTCAATATTATCCAACTTGTTGTCCGTAAGAAATTTCCTTTCGGAAGCAATACGAGACTCCACATCAAGAAGAGCCTTTCGAATCTCCTCGGTCTTCTCCTTCTTGGCTACAATCTCCTTCTCGCGGTGTTCATCGGTGAGAGTTTGACCACAGGAAGGACAGGGAACATCCTTGGTCGTAACAAGGATCGATGTCTC